TCAGGCGCAGGTGGTGGCGGTGGGCGTATTTTACCTGGTCTTGGCGGTGCAGGATCTACTGGCAGCGACGACTACGAAGGCATGCCAGGAGGCAGTGCTGGCGCATCGGGTCAAGGGCGGACCGCGGGCGCAGGATCTGGCGGTGGTGGAGGTGGTTGGGGTGCTAATGGCGGCCGCGGTGGTAAACTTGGCGGAACTGGTGGTAAAGCTATAGAAACAACTAGCCCTAACGTAACTATAACAAACAACGGCACTATTTACGGGGCCGTGTAAATTTAAATCAATAATGATAAATATAAATTAGTTATAGTTTTTAAATTTACATCAGCGATATGTTTTGTTTTATAAATATAAGAAAAAAGGTTAACTAGTCATGTCAAAAATTACAGATCTTGAAAAGATTTCTGGTGATAAAACAAAAGGCGGTGATCTTTTTGTCATGGTTAGCCTTGATGAAGGTGAAGACGGTACAAAAAGCATCACAAGAGATGAACTTTTAAAGGCGTTACAGAAAGAACAGTTTACTGATATTAAAGTAGCTGGTGGCTTAATAGACAATACGCCAATTAAAAATCCAAACATAACAGTCACGCATCCTTTAACAGACGACGTCCAAGACGATGATTATTTTTATTTAAAAGACGTGTCGGCTGGAACAACCGTTGCGTTTTCTTATTCTCAATTATATAGCGAAATTGCAAAGTCTTCTGAAAAAGCTAAAAAAGTATATGTAAGTGTTGATGGCAGTGATAATAATGTTGGCAGTTATCTTGCTCCAGTCGCAACTCTTGATCGTGCTGTAACAATCGCACAGGAAAAAGCTAAAACAATAGCACCCGGTGTTCTTGACAGACAAATCATTAACATTACTGTAATGCCAGGAACCTATTACACAAACGGCGAATTGGCTTTACCTGACTTTTGCTCTATGATAGGTTCTTCAGGTCAATATTCAACGACGATTGTAATGAATGATGGGTACGAAACTAACAACTGTATTCTTTTAGGTTCAGGCTGTTACGTACAGGGATTTTCATTCTTTAATTTAAAAGTTGATAACTTTGATTATCCAACCAGCGGGTTTGCATTTGCATTCAGACCTGGCGCAAAAATTACAAGATCTCCTTATGTGAGAGACTCAAGTCAAATATCAAACTATTTTGAAAAAGAAATTCCTGCGTTATTAAATCCAATTAATAGCCGTGGAACTATTTACGATTTAGGATATGAGCTTACTGTATCTGGCGTAACTGGAACTTTTAAAGAAGGCGATTCAATTACAACAAGCGACGATGTAAACGGGTTTGTTTCAAGAGTTGACGAAATTGGTTCAGGTACAATTTACATAAGAAACAATACAAAAAGTTTTGCGTCTAGTACTACAATCACATCTTCTTCAGGTGGAAGCGCGACAATTACTACTGTCGGCGAAGAAGACTTTCCAAACAAAAATGTTGGTCGTGGTGGCGGAATGGTTATTGCTGATCGAGAAGTCTTGGATCCAGATTCAATTTTTCCTTATATGCTTTGCTTTGGCGCAACTCCTCGTACACAAAACGGAATAGGATATGTTGCAAAAAACGGAGCTGGGATTAACGGAATTTCATCTCTATCAATTTTTGCACGCTGTTCGTTCTACGCTTTAGATGGTGGTCAAATTACTCTTAATAACTCAGGTACGCAATTTGGTGATATATCAATGCGTTCTAAAGGTAGTACTCCAATATTCGATCCAAGACAAACTACAGCAACTTTAGTTGCAAATAATACTCTTGCTGATACTATTATGGCCTCATCAACCACGGTTATAGACGATCTATGGAGTAATCTAACTACTACTCTTGGTTACGAAGGTTACAACTCAACCAAATGTAAAAGAGACACTGGATACATCTTAGACGGAGTTGGAAACGATTTAACACTCGGTACAAATTACTGGGCAGTATTAAATGGTAACTCATATAGAACAGCAAACTCGCAAGTCGTTATTGACGATCAGCTAACTGAGACATCTGGCGCAATATCGTTCCTTAAGTCTTCTGTTAAGGATCTTTTACAAAACGCTGCAAATGAGACAAGAACTGATGCGGCCTTTGATGAAATCATAGACATCCTTGAGAATGGAACTGGCAACGCAGATGCACTTACATTTTCAAGTACAGGCACTAGTAATCATGCAAATGCAAAAGATCTTTTAATTGCAAATAAATCTTTGATCCAAACAGACTTAATTGCTTGGATCAATACAAATTATTCCAGTCTCGTCTATAACGTAGCAACATATACACGTGACATTGGCTATAAAATAGATGCGTTAACACACGACTTAAACTACGAAACAAATATAGCGTCAATCGTAAATACTGAAAATTACAATAGAGAAGTGGGTAGTTCACTATCAGCAGCTCAAAGAGCACCAACTGCTGCTGTTTACGAACAGCTCGGAGAAATATGTTCATCTATAGTGTTAGGAACGTACCCGTCGCAAGACACTGCATCAGGTGCTGCTTCTCAAGTTGAAGCAAGTAAGTGTATAGCACTCGCGAATATGTTAAAAGACGTTATAAAAAACAATTCCCTTACACATCTGTTGGCGAGAGAAGAGCCTAATTTAACTTGGGTAGCTACGAATTATGTAAACGGTAAAGAAATTATAGATAGCAACAAAGCACAGCTTCAGAAAACTACAGTTGCTTATGTAAATGCAACATATAATTTCATAGATGAAGAACTCACGCGTAGAGACGCGCTAAACTTTCTTCGTTCCATCACAAATGACTTTAGGGGTGGAACTCAAACCGGGGCTCGTATATTTACAGCTAGTTTATTTACTGGTAAAGGTAAGCACGTCTTTTCGGTATTTAACCCAACAACAGTTGGTCTTAACTACGTTGGGAGTGTTGCCACGATTGGTGATTTACCAGCTGGATCTACGGTAGCAATTAAAGATGCTTATATCGTATACACAAGTGTTACGAATGTATATGACGGAACAGTTCATTATTGGAACGGATCTGCGTGGACCTCAGACGGCGCAAATGATATATCACTATTAAACGCATTTACGAATTCATGGGATCGGATGCGTGATACAATTAAAAGTACATTCACACTAACAGCTGGTGAAGAGGCAATGCTTGACGGTCTTATAGACGAAGTATTAACCGCAAGTGTTCGAAACCCGGTTGTTGTTAATTTTGGAAGTTTAGTAGAAAGCCTTTCACACCAATTTAATTTAGCAAGTGCTGGCGTTAACGTAAACGCTCTTCCTATAAACATGAGAAGACTAGGACAACCAATATCTGCTGCAGCCTCAGTTCTTGAAGAAGACGGTGGGAGAATAAGATGGTCTGGAGCAGACGAATTAAATAACCAATATTTTGCAAAAGGTCTCAGAATTAACGGCAGAACCGGCAGAATTGAAGGCAGGCCGTTCACATCTTCAGTAAGAAAGTTAGCTCGTAGAGCCGCAAACAGTAGGACATCAACATGACAACAATTATTACCACGAGCCAGGCGCCAGACGCAAAACCAGTTGGTCACAGTGTTACTTTATCAGAAAGCTGGGATCCAATTATTGAAGTACCTAGCTACTCTATTCCTGAACTTGTTTTTGGTGGAACTAATGTAACGGTTCCAGGAGTAGCAGAAATAATTACACCATTAATTATTTCAAATCGCGATATTGTAACTGTTGACGTAAGTATAAGGATATATCGTGTAAGTTCAAATACTGTGTTTTATTTAGCAAATGAAATTCCTCTTCCAAAGTTTGATGTTCTTTCCTTTCCTATGAATGGTCAATTTATATATACTGGTGATATTCTTGAAATGAAAGCAACATCAAACAACAGTATTGATGTTACTATATCGTATACATTAGGCCAAGCGGAGCAAGATGATGTCGCTTAAAACAATTCGAGGAACCCCTACAACTCCGGATAAATTGTTATTCCAACAGCTTCCAATAAGTTTGGATCCTGTTGCATTTCAATATGTTCTGGTATATGGTTCTGATGACAACTTATATGCTTCAGATGGTATAAGTTGGAATTTGGCTGGTACAGGTGGCAATCAAGGAATCCAAGGTATACAGGGTGTACAAGGGTTTCAAGGTATCCAGGGTAATTTTGGACCCGCAATTAATATTATTGGATCTGAATCTGATGTAAATTATTCCAGCGATCCTCAGGCAGTACTTAATGCAAACTTCCCAGGAGCTGCTGTTGGTAACACGGTAGTAGATCAGGCTTTAAATGAGTTGTGGGCTTATACAGGTTCTAGCACTTGGGTAAACATTGGAGACTTTAGAGGTACTCAAGGTACACAGGGTGCTCAAGGTATTGATGGCGGACAAGGCATTCAAGGTACTGCCAATCAAGGTCGCCAAGGTATTCAAGGTATTCAAGGTACAGCGATTCAAGGTCGCCAAGGTATTCAAGGTATTCAAGGTATCATTGGTGAACAGGGTGTTCAAGGCATTGACGGTACTTTAGGTTCTATAGGTGCTCAGGGTGTTCAAGGTATCACTGGCGAACAAGGTGTCCAAGGCATTACCGGCGAACAAGGTATTCAGGGCATCACTGGCGAACAAGGTGTCCAAGGGATCACTGGCGAACAAGGTATTCAGGGTATAGATGGTACAATCGGAGTACAGGGTATTCAGGGTATTCAAGGTATTACTGGCGAACAAGGTGTTCAAGGCCTTGAAGGCGCTCGTGATATTAATGTCGATAGTTCTGGCAATATTGCATATTTAATTGACTTTTCTGTGAGTAACGCAGATATTAAATTAATTAGAGGCTTTACATATAGATTTATTGTAAACGCGTCTGGTCATCCTTTTTATATTAAAACAAGTGCAACAACTGGCACTGGTGACCAATATACAGCCGGTGTAACAGGTAATGGAACAGAAGTAGGGACTGTAACGTTTGCAGTCCCTTATAATGCACCTAATACATTATATTACCAATGCTCTATTCACAGTGCGATGGGCGGTGAGTTACAAATAAACGATGTAGGCCCACAAGGTATTCAGGGTATTACCGGTGCTGGTACTCAAGGTATTCAGGGTATTACCGGTGCTGGTACTCAAGGTAATCAAGGTATTACTGGTGCTGGTGAACAGGGCATCCAAGGTATCACTGGCGAACAAGGTATTCAAGGTACTGACGGTACAGGCAACCAAGGTATTCAAGGTATTACTGGTATAGGTACTCAAGGTATACAAGGCCGAATTGGTATTCAAGGTCCGCTGGGTCTTCAAGGTACTCAAGGCGAAGATGGTGAAATTGGAACGCAGGGTATTGTCGGTAATACTGGCAGCCAAGGTATTCAAGGTATTACTGGAGCTGGGTCGCAAGGCATTAGTGGTGCAACCGGAGCTCAGGGTATACAAGGTGCTGACGGAATTGGTTTTAGTGGTACTCAAGGTACAGCTGGTGAACAGGGTATCCAAGGTATCACCGGTGTTGGTTCGCAAGGTATCCAAGGTGTTACTGGTGCTCAAGGTGTACAAGGTATTACTGGCGAACAGGGTATTCAGGGTATCACTGGCGACCAAGGTATTCAGGGTGTCACTGGCGAACAAGGTGTCCAAGGTATCACCGGTGCTGGTACTCAAGGTATCCAAGGTATTACTGGCGGTGGCGGTGCTGGTGGTGCTCAGGGTATTCAAGGTATACAAGGTATCACCGGTGCTGGTACTCAAGGTATCCAAGGTATTACTGGCGGGCAAGGTATTCAAGGTGGAGCAGCTGCTGCATCGCCAGCAACAGAACTTGAGGCTACAAATGATACATCTACGGATGCGTCTTTCTTCCCTGTATTTGTTCAAAATGTTGGCGCAGTTCAAACAATTAACGCAACAAGTACTAAACTATACTTTAATCCTTCAACTGGTACTCTTTCAGCTACAAACTTCAACTCGTTGTCAGATGTAAATGCAAAAACAGACTTTATGCCAATTCCTGATTTAAACAATATTTTAAATCAAATCAGTACTTATAAGTTTAAATGGAAAGATAACGGAACTGATAGTTATGGTGTTATAGCGCAAGAACTCGAGCAAGTATTACCGGCGCTAGTTACAAACATGGAAGATAAAAAATATGTTAATTATATTCCATTAATCGCGTTTTTGATAGAAGGCTATAAACAATTAGCAGAACGCGTTACAACAATAGAAGGATCGTAAGTTATGGCACTTAAGTCAGGTGGAACAGAATTTTTAAGTGATGCACGAAATTATACTGCATCGGCTAAT